AAGGCTGGCACTAAGCCCGTGCTGATCTGGCGCCTCGATCGCAGCGAGTGGCAAGCGATGTGTTCAGTGCATGAGCTGCGTGATGACCTGGGTCACGACCAGGTGATCCTCAATCTGCGGACCTGGTGCGCCCTGGTACGAAGAGAGCTCGATGCTGAGTCTTGAACATTTCAAGCTGCTAAGCGCCAAGGGTGCGACATTGCATCGTGGTAGTGGCGGCATACCTGAGATTACATTCCACGAGGTGGCTGATGTACTGTCCGAGGTTGATCACGCAGTGTCACTGTACGCCAGGTACATCTATGGTCTGCAACGTGAAGTGTGGGGGCAGCTGGTGCGTCAGATCGCATATACGGTCCGGTCGAAGGAAGACATCGAGGTCGGTGTCGTGCGAGACATTGACATTCAGATGGCCGAGCTGGCGCTGCGTGTTGCCAAAGCTGATCACCCACTGACCCACGGGCAGAAGGCATTCATCACTGGCGTCGCCTGGTGGAAGCGATACCACGAGGACAAATTCAGAAGAGCTCAGGTAACGATCGATCAATACGATTACGAGATTCGTCATGCTGTGAATCGTTGGAACGAAAGAGCTGGGAATGTTTGACAGCCCCGATGAGTTGCCTGTATAACGTTACCATCAGCAGAGCTTATGCTCAAGAACAATGTAATCAGCACCCACACACACGCAGCCGTGGGTCCGAGACTTGTCCGAATATCCCACTTTGGTGACATTCCGATCTCGCCGAGATCGTCCTGATTTCCCACAATTCGAGCTCGAGGCCGATTGGTCCCGATCACAGATCGTGGGACGACAGTGGTGAAATGCTAAGTCATTGATCCCCAACAGTATTTTAGTTCGCATAATCCCTATTATGTTAAGTCGTGCCTTGGCGCCGGTTGGTGCTTGGGCCAGAGCACACAGAAAGGGGCGATTCGGTGCTTAATTAGGGCCAGCATCGATCACCCCCTGATCAGCCCCTGTTTCCCACTTTGGGCGTAAAAATGGCCGATCTGAGGGCGACCCCCCCACCCCCTTTTATTTTTTTGAAAACGTAAACGATATAGTCTCTGCAAATTAGGGGGGAAAATTTCGTTTATAAGTAATTCCTTACTGCGACCTTTATAGGAGCAAGAAAACCTTATGAGACAAGTTCTAACTCCACAGCAAGAAAAGTTCATCGAATGCTTCGTCGCATCTGGCAACGCTACGCAGTCAGCACTCGCCGCCGGCTACAGTGAGAAGGGCGCCGGCCGACAGGGTTATTGTCTAAAGAATCGCTACCAGGCGGAAATCGATAAACGCACGAGAGCGGAGATAAAGTCTCTGGTCCCTGAAGCCTTGCGACAGCTCAAAAGCCTTGCTTTGCAAAGCGAGTCGGAACAGGTGAGGTTCCAGGCGACCAGGGATATCCTCGATCGCGCCGGTCTAAAGCCAACGGAAAAAGTCGAGACCGTCAACGTCGAGAAATCAACCGACGAGCTTCGCGCAGAACTCGAGCAGCTGCGAGCCGCTGAAATGGGAGAACCCGAGAAAGAGGATATTCCCACCACGCTGAACTGATGGCGCTCGTTGCTGCGGATATGTCCGCCGAGCAGATCGCTCACGAGCTTGAGCTCAGGCACGCGATCGCGGATCGCGAGAAGTTCAACGCGATCGAGCTCTTCGACCCATACCCGTTTCAGCAGCGTTTCATCGAGTCCACCAACGAGGCGTCGCAAGCAATACTCTGTGCCGGCAACAGGGTCGGGAAGACTAGAACGGGCGCATACATCGCCTCACTGGCAGCAACCGGCCTATACCCAAAGTGGTATTCAGGAAGACGCTTCGACAAGCCGGTGACGGTCTGGTGTGGCGGCATCTCAACAGAAACGGTACGAGACATCGTCCAGGCGGAGTTGCTCGGCACACCTGGTGATGTAGGCGCACTTGGCACGGGCATGATCCCGAAGAGCTGCATCATTGAAACACAACGCAAACCAGGAGTCCCGAATGCGGTCGCAATGGCGATCATCCGTCACGTATCTGGCGGCACCAGCTACGTTTACTTTAAGGCATACCTCACCGGTAACGAAATCTGGATGGGTCGCTCGTGCGACCTGATCTGGCTAGACGAAGAGCCACCAAGAGAAATATACACTCAGGCAGTCACAAGAACCCTCGACCGAAAGGGTATGGTCTACATGACATATACGCCCGAATCGGGTATGTCAGAGACAACAGCTCAGTTCTTCACGAATCTGCGCCCAGGTCAGGCGCTCTGTCACGGCAGCTGGGACGATGCCAGCGAGAAGATCAAGACAACGCAGAAGAAGACGCCCGGTCACCTGACCGAGTCAACGATGGCGCAGATACTCGAGGCATATCCGCCGATGGAGCGCGAAATGCGCAAGTACGGACGCCCGAGCCTGGGCTCGGGTCTAGTCTTCCCCGTACCCGAGGAGAAGCTGATCTGTGATCCGTTCATCATACCGGAGAGCTATCTCCGCATAGCCGGCCTGGACTTCGGCTGGCAGCATCCAACAGCCTACTGCGCTATAGCGTGGGACGAAGAGGACGACATCGTCTACGTCTACGACACCTATAGGCAGTCACAGAAGACACCCGAGGATCACGCCCTCGCGATCAATACGCGACCGACGTGGGTGCCGTGTGCGTGGCCGCATGACGGCAACCGGCGCGACTCGATGGGCAACCCTGGATTGGCGGAGCAGTACCGAGTTCATGGTGTCAATCTTTTACCAGAGCACTTCACGAACCCACCGGCGACGGGAGAGAAGAAGGGCGGCAACAGCATCGAGGTTGGACTGATGGAGATGCTGCAACGAATGCAATCGGACCGCTTTAAGGTCTTCGCAACACTACCGGATTTTTTTGAAGAGCTGAGAATGTATCACCGAAAAGAAGGAAAAGTGCAGCCTATACGAGACGATCTCCTCAGCGCATGTCGCTATGCAGTGATGTCGCTGCGGTACGCAGTCCCCGCTGGCGACTCCCCCTGGAAGGGTGAGATCAAGTACCCGTACTTAGGGGTGGTGTAGTGGCTGGAATTTGGGATTACATTTCAGGTTATCCACGACGTTACCTGAATCAGGCCAGGTCCGGTCTACTAGCAACGCCAAGCGCACCGGCAATGACCCAAGGCGCAGCGGTTGTTAATGCGCTAAACCCGTTAGGTCCGTTTCTCCAGGACGCCACTGATCAAGCCGGTGAGAAGTTAGCGGAACATCAGAATATGATGTGGGAGACCTTCACCGGAGAACCTGGGACGCTGACGCCAGAGCAGGGCGCACTTGCGGTCTCGTTAGCGACGCTGGGTCGTATGCCAGGACGGATTACCGACAGAATTAAAGCGCCTGATCCTGAAGGAGAACTGCGTCGGAAGTTAAATCGTAAACCCGAAACCGGTGCAACTCAGCCAAGAACAGTCTTAGAGAAAGACGGTCAAAAAATGGTAGTTGGTGATATTACTTTTGATGATTGGGCTGAACGCACCACGAAAATGAAGCCAAGCGATATTCAAGATTATCGCAAATGGTATAGGGAAGGTTTAGGAGAGTTTGAGGCAACCTTCGGTAAAAAGGACGCACCGTCGTATATGTTGGGCTGGTTGCTAGGCAACCAAAACGAAAGTCCAGCTGGTGCGATGCGAAACTTGTTGAGAGCTGAAGATAAGGTGCGTGGGCTTTTGCAACCTTTCACAGCTGGGTTAGGTGAAGAAAAAATTCTTCAGTCTTTAACTGGTGCTGACATTATGTCTGGAGCTGGTCCGAAGCTGATGGACTTCGTTGATTCTGCTGAAGGAAAGCAATACCGAACTTACATGGCTGATGATCCACGGGGTGGGTCACCATCCGTTATGGACGTTCATTCAACTCGCGACATGGGTTTTGTAGATGAGACTTTCCATAAATGGCTAGTTGAAAATTTCGGTGATATAGCCAAGGATGTAAAGGTGGATGTGTCCGGTGGTCCGCAAGTGACTCAATATGAGCGCGGCTCCGAGCGGATGAATGAGTTTGCTGAAGAAGCAAATAAACGCGGCTTTATGGGTGGCGGCTGGACCCCGAGTGAGATTCAGGCAGTCGGCTGGAAGTATATGGGCGACCTGGTCGGCGGCGGAGTACAAACCATTCCCGAGGCGATGCAGAGTAACGTGCGTCGTATTTCAACCGAGCTCGCTTTTGGTATTGGTTCACCACTTCAACAGGAGTTTGGTGGAACTTGGGATAACATGCCGCTTAAAGATCAGCAGTGGTTAACTGATCATGTCGCCAGGGAAACATTACCGGTGATGATGGAGATGGTCGGTGTCCGAGG